TACAACCTACACTCTTGCCCCAAGCCTCAATCATTGGGCGCATCAGCTTGAGCTCGTCTAGGTCGCCGCCAGCAAGGAAGTAGTGAAGACTCCTCATCTGCGGATGGACAACGATTTCGGTGACAACCGCTGATCTTGCGCCAGGCCAGAACTGCATCTTGTCCTGGCGTATCGACTCAATCACGTCATCAAATTTATGCGTCCCTCCAGCGTATTTTAACGCCGCCTCAATATGAGGTCTTAGGTCAACCAGTCTCTCCTCATCATTCATAGCGCCGTAGCTGAAATGATCCCCAAATTGCTCACCTTAATAGAGTACCTTGTCCCATTTGGAGAGGTCAGGATCAGCCGGCTGGACCCAACCTCAATGTCCGTGTTTGTCTTGCGATTAAACCTATCCTCACGCTCAAGCAAAAACGCCCTCTGTGCCTCAGCGGTAGGCGTGTAAACGTCTGGTGGATGCGGCAGCTTTAGAGCCATCAGCGTTTACCTGCTGTCACCGCATCCAGGCGCATGACTCCGACTCGCCAGTCTGTCAATGTGTCACCAGTCACCTTCATCTTGACCTGGCGCCCTGAGAACCTCGCATCTGTCGGGTTGGCGCTGGTGAATGGTCCGTAACTTGTCTCGCTGCCTGTTGGGTACAACCGGCTGGTGAAGCTGATGGCAACATCTCCAAGGTTTGTCTCATCAGGTATCACCTGGCGCACCTGCATGATGTTCTCGCCGGTGCCTATCTCAATCGGACCAGACTGCGCAAAGATGGTTGCGCTGTCGTATAGGAAACCTGTCTCATGCTCGTAGATGTAACCGTCAGACCCAGCCATCATCGGATTGCTGAAGACTCCCTTGTCAACTCCAGACAATCGAGCCAAGGTGCCTAGTGACCAATGATTTTCTCGGTAGTTGTAGATGACGTAGGAGTCATTCTCCAAGTTGTCCACGCTGGTGTAGAACCACCAGATCTCGCCAAACTTGCTGTTGTGTATTGCATAAACCTTGCTGGCTTGATCCAGATTTATGTTCTGAAATACGTAGTCCCCAACGTCTGATGGCAGTGGCTTGACGTAACCGTCATAGATCCAAAACCCAGACCTTGACATCCAGATGGCAGCGGTATCAATAGCCGCAACTGCTTGAGGACCAATTAAGCCGCAACCAGATCCAGCCTTCTCAAAGGAGAAAACAAATGGCATTCCAATGTAGCTGCTGGTGTGGACATCTACATCTGTGAAGATGAGATTGACGCCTCGCACCCTCTTGCCGGCAACAATGGACCCGACTGTTGTCAGCTCAAAGCTGCCGGCCTGGTTGTTTGCTGCTGGCGTCCAGGTTGTATTGTCCTCCTGGTCGGACCAGGCCACAAGCCTGGGGTTGCCGCTGGCGCCGAGAGCAAAGAGAAAGCGCTCTGACGTTGTCATCAATGCTGCGCAGCTGGTTGGGGCATTGACAATCGCAACAGCTTTTGTTGGAGTTGTGAACCCGAGCTGCCACTCGAGCAGCTGGCCATCGCTGGTGCAGCATCCAACCCAATACTCGCCCCAGGTGTCCATTGACCAGGTTGCGGCTGGCGTCACCGAACCATAGTCTGGGCGTGCAACGCCATACGCAAATGATCCATAGGCTAAATATCCGTATCCTGTTTTTAGCAAGGCAGTAGCCTCGCCAGGAGTGAAGATTGTCGGAGTGATGTTCTTCATGACTCCAGACTCATTCATCACGTACAGGTTAGTGTTGGTGCCGGCAACCGTCCACCTTGCGTCTGAGTTGTCTCGCCAGTTGATCATCCCGCGGGAAGTTCCACTCATTGCCGATGTAGACCTTGCTCTCCAGCCGCCAACCGGCCTTAGAGTGTTCTCAAACCAGCGCACCAGGTTGGCGTCATACCAGCGCCCTATCGACTGGTACTCAGTACCATTGCGATAGATGCCTGGCGGTATCTTGAGTGGCATGAGAGGCATGGCGTGATCCTAAGACAGAAACATTGCTCGCTCGTCAATTCGACGATTCTGCAAGCCTTTGAGAATTTTACCCCCACCCATGCAATACTTCAGCAGCTCTTGCGCCGCATCCTCTGTCTCCCCGCGTAAGAGCTTCTGCCTGAGCGTACTGCGTTGGAGAGTTCCCAGACCACAATTAAAAGAGAAGCTGACAAGACTATCAAACTGACCTTGTGTAAGCTCCACAGGACATTGGATGGCGACCCCTCGCTCAAACCTTGCCAGATCAGATTTAAGTATTCCATCTACTTCCTCGCTTGAAAAGGTGCGGTTAGCCGATTCTTGTAGTTGAAAATCTTGTCGCTTATCCAGTGGTAAAGCATTCTGAATGGGGTATAGAACATGACCTACTCCTATCGTCCAGAGCTTTGCTGGACAGCGATACGCACGGAATCTGACACCCTCATGGTGTCGGATCATGCTGATGCACTTGTCCGAGACTTTCATTTTGCCTTGCAATTTTCAAAATGATACCGATGCATATTGCCGCCGCCACCTGTTTTTTCGCAGTGTGGACATTGGACAATTTTTCGTTTTCCACGCATAGCAAGCATACGCTTTTGTTTTGCTTCTGGATCAGCCCACTGCTTTTTTGCGCCAGCAGCATATATCACAGGATCACGTTTAACACCTGTAGAACCATTTGAATGAGCTGATTTGTTATAAAGGTTATTGCCCCAAAAGCATTCCAACAAAGCAGTTTCTATTTCTTTTGCTTCTTGAACAGTAGGTGTTTCAATTAGCACGCGAAAATCAAAATTATCAATGTTTACTTTTTGATTTTTAAAAGCAGCAATTACACAAGGATGACCAGTTTTTAAAAAACAACGCTGGTTAATTAATCGTTGCTTTACATTGCCGCTACTGCCAATGTACGTTTGTCCTGTTTGCTTGTTGGCTATTGCATATACACCGTTAGTCATTTTCCGAATGCCCTTCCTCCAAAATGGAAACTTACTATAGCAGCGAACAGCGCCTGACTATCGCTTGACCACAACGCCTCGGCCAGCTCGGGGAACGGCACATCCCGATTCCACCCGTAAACGAACATTCCAACATCGACAGCCACCATCAAAATAAAGAATCCGAAGGTAATGATGGGCCGCACCCCTGCTCGCAGGTTATGCATCCATTGGCTGGTGCCTTCGTTAAGGCTCTGGTCGTGAGCGTAGATCGCCTGCATCTCAGCCTGCTGCGCGCCGATGACCGCCATGTCCTTGGCCGCGCTTGTCTCCATCGCAAGCTGTTCGGTGTGGATATGCTCGACGCGCTCCTGCGCCTCGTATCCCAGCTTACGCATCTCCAGCTCACGCTCGATCTGCATCTGAGCCAACGCCAGTTCGTGCTTCTTGTCGCCCCTGTCTTTGAAGAAGTCCAACAGCTTAGGCAGACCGCCCATTAGGAAGGAGATCAGCGTAGAGAGAATCGTCAGCATTATTTACCCTCGCAACAAACAATCGTATTCCGACAGACTTCAGCGCAGTCTCCCTTGCGAGACTTGACCCATTCATTGGCGCCGTATCGGGCCTTGCCGCATCTCATATCGCACACTTCTTTGCGAACGCCCCAAGTGTTAGGCCACGGTCGTTGTGCGCTGCCGCTGACCATGAGCAGCAGAAAAGTGACAATGACATAGCGCACATGGTCATTTCGTGAAGTAGGTGATTGCGTAAAACCCTGAGATCACAACGCCAACGATCATGAGAAACCCAATGATGTACATCCCAACTTCCTCGGCGTCTTGCTTAAATTTATCAGCCCTGTTCTTGCGCTCTACATCTGCAGCCTTGCGCTCCTTCTGTATCTTGAGCCGCTCCTCCAACATCTTGAACCACAGATCGCCATTGCCTGACATCACCAGCATATTCTTCATCTCCTCCTCTTGCTGCTGCAGCTGGTGCGCCTTCATCACAATTTCCATCGCGGCTGCAGTGTCTCCTTTTCTGTTGGTGCTGGCCTTGACTACAACATCTTTGAAATCGAAAAACTTTATCAGGTCGCCAGCAATGCCCTGGACATCCTTCCCCATCGCAATTGCCGCCTTGATGCCCTTGATGGCACCCTGGGCGGCAACGAATGCGGTGATGGGATCAATCACTTATTCCTTTTGCTTATGGCCTTTGCTTTAGCTTTTGCATCGGCCTTGCTGGTGGCGCCCCAGGCGTTCAGAGATAGCAGCAACCTGGTAGGCTCACCGTCCTTGCGCTCTGGACCAGGCATATTACCCATGCGAGCCAGGAAACTAGCACGTCTCGGATTGTCGCCAGACTTTACAGGCGGCTTCAGCGTGCCTTCGGTGTAGGACGCTCGTCCCTTGGCGTTTAGGCCACCGGCTGGATTCTTTCCTTCCTTACGCTGCCATGCTGGGGTCTTCATCTGTAACCTGCCACTTTCTTAGCCACCAATTATCACTTGTCCTGCTTCCCATCGAGCTTGTCAAAAATCTTGGCAAGCATTGTTTTGATTTCTCGCATATCTTCCCGATAGTCCTCTCGCTGTACATAGTGCCTGGGCAGCTGGGCAATGTCTACCTTCAGCTCCTTGACAGCCGACCACAACTCCCTGGCGAACCAACCCAAGACGCTGGTGGCAGCAGCAAAGCCAAAATTAATTAGGTTTTGAGCTTCCACAGGAACCTTTTAATTATGGCTAACCAGTCTGTCGGCTGTCGGCAGTTGCAAGTGCGGCCCTGATTGCAATTGCCGTTGCACATTTAAGCTGCTTGTTGAGCCGCTTGGTACGCCGCAATAACATCTGAAGTCCATGCGACATTACAGATTGCTATAACATTAGCCGGGACTCCTGTTAGGTCTTGTGCTGGAATAAGACTATTCCGATGATAACTTTTAGCCAACTCAGTACCATCTTCTATTATGCGTGTAGCTTCACGATAAATAACTACACCGTTTTCCGTTACGGTAATCTGATCTACAGAGATTGTTTTAGTAATAGACATGATGTTCCTTAAAGTGCGGTCATATACATTTGAGACCATTGAATATTGGTTCCACTCTTAAACAATGCAATAGTGGAATCAATATTGTCTGCCGATGATGTAGTCTTTGACGTAAAAACAGTAGTTGTACCATTTGGTGCGGAATAACCACCTATATAAATTACATTAACATTTAATGTTGACCAATATCCAACTTTAAGTGGGTAGGCGCACTCTTGATTTTGTGTAGTAAAAGGTAATCCAGAAACTGTTGTAGTTGAGCCAGTTCCAATAGTTGTAACTTGTATCTGTGCCGTTACAAAAACTCTATTCCCAATCTTTGTGTACTTACCTTCTTGAATAGCATAAGTTGTCGTGCCACCCAGACTCGGAGTCCAAGTCCCTTCTTCATAATCATCCAGCGTATTGGCATTCGTAGACAGAGATACGGTTGCTGGAAAAGTTATACCCGATCCACTTGTGGAAGGTGTTGCCCCTCCAACTCCAATAGTTGTTGATGCTGTTAGTCTGGTTCCATCTGTCGTAACGCCAGAGATACCACCAAATGCTCCCGCATTGTTGTACTGGACTTGAGTTGTGGAACCGCCTGGTGAGCCACCAGCAGCTGTCTGCCAAGTTGCTGCGGTTCCGCTTGTTGCCATCAATACTTGGCCAACGGTCGGCGCGGTAGCTCCCGCAACAGAGACAACACCAGTTGCTGATGTCAGCTTGTCCACACCACCTGTGGCCGTCACCGCGCCAGTAACAGTCAATGCGCCAGTAGCTGCTGCACCGGCTGCGGTTAATTTTTTGGCTATGTACACCCCACCGGCAACAGTCAAAGCACCCGTTGTGGTGGACTGCTCTAGGGTTCCTGGGACAGCAACTACTGCTGTTGCACCAGTACCGCCCAGCGTCAATGATGTAGTGGCCCCTGCAAATGCGGTAAAACTAACACCAGAATTTATTGATGTTGTGAAGGTTGGAGAAGTATCAAATACGGCAGACCCTGTGCCTGTCTCATCGGTAAGAGCACCCAAAAGATTGGCTGAACTGAATGACCCCAATGATGTGGCGTTACCGACTGAGGTGACTGCACCAGTCAAATTGGCGTTAGTCGCGTCATTGCCGTTCAGCTTTTGAATAGCTTGCAGGATTGAATCCGTGGCTGCGACTGTTCCAGCACCAGATACATAGCCTGTCAATACCTTGGCAATGACAGGGGCATTGGTCAGCGTTGTGGCGTTACCGACTGAGGTTACATCGCCGGTCAGATTGGCATTAGTGATGACTGTAGCGGCATTGCCAACGCTTGTAACGCCGCCGGTCAGATTGGCGTTGGTCGTCACATTGCTCGCGGTAAATGCTGTCGCAGTCCCTGTGATGTTCGTCCCAACCAATGCGCTAGGCGTCCCAAGTGCAGGCGTTACCAGCGTTGGGCTGGTGTTCATCACAAAGGTGGTGCCGGTCCCTGTCTGGCTTGCAATGCTGGTTGCGTTGCCTACGGATGTGATTGGCCCGGTCAGATTGGCGTTGGTGACAACGGTAGCGGCATTGCCAACGCTTGTAACTCCACCAGTCAGATTGGCGTTGGTCGTTACATTGCCTGCCGTCAGTCCCGCCGCCGTCCCTGTGATGTTGGTAGCCGTCATGCTGGTCGGCGTTCCCAGGACGGCGCCGTTGCCCAGCGTTGCGACCCCGGTGACATTGAGCGTGGTGCTGGCGGTGATGGCCTTCGCTGCCAGCGTGGTATTGGCCACCGTCATGGTCCCGGTGGCAGCTCCTACGTTTACGGCAGTGGCTGCTCCAAAGGCGTTAACAGTGGTCGCCGTGGTGTTTGCCAGGGCAAAGGTTGTAGAAGGCGTGGTGAGCCCTGTAGTGACTGCTGGAGACGTTAGGTTGGTAGTGCCGGTGCTCGTCAGGGTCCCGGTGACTGCTAGAGTCTTACCAGAGCCAACATTGAGCCCAACGCTGGTTCCGGTGCCGTCTGCTGTAAACAGAGCATCAACCAGATCAAGGTCCGTATTGACCTTGGTTCCCCAGGTGTCGGTGCTGGCACCGACTTCTGGCTTGGTGAGTAGTAGGGTGGTGGTGGGCGTAGCTGCCATGTTTTATCCAAAGGTTCGTGCTCTTACAAGCATAGTGCCGGCGCCACTCGCCCTGTCATCTGCAACTCTGAGATCCTCGAGGCCGCGCTGGTACAGCGCAGCCCAGACGCTGATGCGCTGGTCATCCTGCAGGTAAGGAGCAGCCTGGAGCAGGGATCCGTACAGGTAGACGTCAGGCGCCATTGCAAGCAGCCAGTTGCTGGTGTTGCTGCCAGAAAGATTGGCCAGGCTCGCATAGTAGTCCAGCTCGTAGGTGTAGCTGGTGTCCGGCACCGGAAGGAGACGGAAGTAGTCGCCGGAAATGCCAAAGAACTTGGGCTTGCCGCTGCTAGTCAAGGTCTGCTTTAGGTCATCAAGCGCGTTGATAGACTCAAACTGCAGCGCAGTAATTGGGTTTGAACTGGTGAGCTTGAGCGTCTTTGTCTCGAGGAAGTCAGTCGGCAGCGCGGTGTACTCAGCAGTGACAGTGCCAGAAAGCCTGGTCAGCATCTGCCTAGTGCGCAAGGCTCTCTCTATCTGCGCCTCGGCCAATGTGACAAAGTCAGCAATGACTGTGGCCAGGTCAGACCTATTGAGCCAATCACCAACGGATGTCTTTAACTCAGCGTAGGTCGTGAGAGCCATCTATGTCACCTCTTTGTCCTTCAACTCCTTGACCACCCATGTGTGCTCGTGCCGAAATTCGAACGTCCCTATGTGTCCGATCTCTTTTGAGACATCGTGGTCAATGTATATTTTATAACCAATCGACTTTGCCTTGTTGCAGAAGAAGACGTCCTCTCCAATGTAGCCCCTGGCGTCAGTCCTCCAGGGAGTCTCAAACCAGGGCTCTGACATCTTCTTGAAGACGTCTGCCTTGATCAGCATGACCCCCATCCCAATCGTATCCACCTCCTGCAGGCCGGTATCCTCAGGCATTGAGAAGATCAGCTTGTTCTTGATCTTTGCCGTTGGACCAGTCGGCATCCTGCGCCTGGCGCAATTCGTTGCGACAATGTCCACGTCATGCGCCAGCAGCCGGCCTACCATGTCCTGGGGGAAGGTCATGTCGCTGTCAATGAACAGGACGTGAGTACACCCCTCTCGCATGGCATCCAGGCTAAGATCAGCTCGCTGATTCTGTATCAGCGTCCCCTGCATGATTTTAAGGTCTATTCTGTCCTCGGTGCTGCAAACATGGAATGCAACCATGTTCACCAAACAATATGCGTATTGCGTATGGACCATGTCCCTCGCTGGCGTGCAGACTGCAACAACATTCATACCTTGCCTGGCCTCGTGCGAAAGAACCTGTTATCTGGATCATTGAGCCAGCGCTTCATGTAAGCCTGGTCACTTAGCTTGCCGCTTGATTGCAACTCGTAGAAAATGTTTAGCGGGATACTAGCAACCCGGTGCCACTCGCCAGTCCAGTTCGCCTTGTTGTCAATGGCATTGAACTCGTCCTTGTTTTCTTCGATGACTGCAGAGACGTCCTGCTTTGTCTCAATCGTTGCCTCATCAGTATCTGGATCGTAATGCCACAACCTGGTAATACCCAGGGATTCATTACGATCAAAAATTCTAGTTTCCATCATTAAAAATGGACCGGGTTGCCCCGGCCCATTCGTTTAGTTCACTTAGGAAGTGACCAGGTCAGCGGCCAGGCCATGAGCATTTTCAGCCAGGACCTTCAAGCCATACTCAACCACCAGCATACGCTTCTCTGCGTCACCAGTCTTGGCCAGCTCAATCTGCTGGAACGGACGCAGGTAGGCTACCGATGCGTACTCAGGATCAAGCACCAGGCCATCACGCTCGCGCTGGAAGCGATTGGCCACAACAGACACATTGCCAAAGTCGCTGACGTAAACGTCTGCAGCTCCGACGATAGTTGCTGGGCGAGCACCGCCTTCAATATTGAAACGTGTAGCCGCAATACCAGAGAATCCGCTGACGCGCTGCTTATTAACAGGACCCGTCATCAACATCTTCGGAGTGCCGCCAGACGTCCAAACTTTCTGGATAACATTCTTGAGAATGGTTTCCGTAAAGGTCCGCACATTGCCATCTGTACGCAAGCTGTTTGGCAGCGTGGTGTAAGACGGTTCGACGCCATTGGTCTGCGCATCGGTGTTGGTCTTGATAAAAGCCAAAATCGAGCCGCTGGTGCGAGCAGCACTGGTGCTGCCTGCGCTTGCGACCTGACTGTTGGTCATTATCAGTTCCATGTCCCGCTTGAGCTCGGAGCCCTTCTTAGCCAGCTGGTAAGCCAGCTCAGACTTGCGTCCTGCCTTGTTGACAATTTCCTCGGTGGCTGACAGCACAACCGTCTTGCGGCTGATCTGGCAGTAGTTCTGCATCCGCACCGTAGCGGTTACAGGATCGTAGGTCCCAACGTCATCGCCCTCCAGCTGGGCATTCGTAGCTGCAGCTTGCAGCGTATCGGTTTGCCATTCGTAAAGCGTATTGGTAACAGACTCTTTTCCGATGTTGGATTGGAACGGAGTCTCTTCCGGTGCAATATTCGTAATGATATTGCTGAGATCTTCACGGATACCCTTTGCAGAGTATGTCGTGAAGGTATTGGTAACGATAGTCATTTTGCTTACCTCAATAGAAGTTCAATTGCTGATGCCGCATCATTGACGCGACCCGTTTTCGCAAGACGTTGCTTTGATCTCGTTATGTCAGTCGTATTGTTCATTCGCCCCGCTGCTCCAGGCTTAGCGGGTTTTGGTCCGTTATTCACCACCGGCTTGATGAGTCCTCGTTTGCTCATCATCTGGTCGTACAGCGCAGCCTTACGCAACGCAACGACAGCCCGGTGGTCAAATATGTTCTTCAGCTCGTCAGGTTGGAATCCCAGTTTCTGACCAAATTCAATAATCAGAGTCTTCTCAGCTCGCGCCTTGTCTGGGTTGCTCCACTCGGGTATCACTTTGAGCAATTCGGATTCCTGGTGTTCCAGGTGTGCCTTCATGTTCTGATACTGCTCCTGCGCTCGGACATGACTCAATCGCTGCTGCTCGGACTGAATAGCCGCCATTGTCTCTTGTCTGTCGCGCATCACCTCACGCTGCTTCACCCACTCAATAGGATCCTCGTTGTAGAGTGCATCCATATCTACCTGTGGTGCCGCATTCTGCTGCAACTGGGCCTGCAATGATCCCAATAGCTGAGCATACTGCTCACGCTCTGCTCGCACGGCACCTGCCTCTGACTCAAACGCTTTACGCGCCTCGGCAACCTGCTGTGTTTTGCGAGTGTAGTCCTGGGTCCTGCTGTAGCCTTTTTGGAGTTCGTCCAGCGTCACCGTTACATCTTTGCCGTCTACTTTGACGGTAAATGCAGGTGGCTTTTCGTCATCCTCATCTTCACCAGTCTCCTCGGACTGTTCCTCCGTTGTACCCTCATCGGATGCGTCTGCATCACCCGACCCGGATTCATCGGAAGCCGCTGAATCAACTTGCGTCAATTCATCCTGCATCTCACCGTCCTGCTGTTCTCCTGGTTCCCCAGGCAGCATCGCGCTGATAGCAGCTGCCGCATTGGCAACGTTCAAATTCTGTGGCGCACTTCCTTGCGGACTTGGTGCTGGCATTATCTATTCCTCAAGCTGTTGACTTTTGAAGGCGCTCCAATTGCTTAGCCGCCATCTTTCCATTATCTACCATCTTTTTAATCTCAAGCCTCAGGTTGTCAATTGCCTGGATCATAGCCCAAGCCGATTCACGCTTGGATGTCTCCTCGGCCTTGCTGGACTTGAAAATCCAGAGCTGAGTATCCTGCAGCTGCTGCAGCGCTGAAACAAACACTTCCTCGTTTAGAAGTTGCTCGGCTTTGTGGCCCTTGCGTAGTATGTCCTCGTTGCTCATTGCATCATCCCAGGTGTAAGGTCAAGTGGTGGCTGCATCTGTTGTGGCGGCTGCTGCTGCATTGGCTGCTGCATCTGTTGTGGCATCTGGGCCTGCATCAGTGCAGACTGCTGCTTCATCGCCTCGCGGTCAACATTCTGAGCCGCCATTATCTCGGCGGTGCTCAGCTGCGCACCGTACTTGAGCTCCAGTTCGTACTTCTTGAGATACATCTCCTGGTTCATGCGGTCACGCGCCAGGTCATCTGCCATCACCATCTCTTGGCGCTTGAGCTCGAGCTCAGCCGCCTTCTTCTGGATGTCGGCCTGGATGCTCTGCGCCTGCACCTGCGCCAGCACCTCCTCTGGTGTTGGCTTAGGTGCCGGTGGTTGTGGCGGCTGGTAGTCAGCTGGGATCTGATTGAAGAACTGGCTGGGGTCCTTGAAGCCTGAGAGCTCCACAATCTTGCGCAATGTGCTACTGTACTGGCCAGCAGTTACCAGCGGATTCATGACCCCCAGCTGCGTCAGAGCCTCCTGCTGTTTGGCGCTAATCTGCATCAGTGCCTGGATGCGCTCGTTGGTGTCGCCGTTACCCAACCCGATGTTGATACTGCAGTCCATCGCGGCATTCCATGCCCTCGGATCAATCTGCACCCACTCATTGCGCAACCGGACCATGCGAGCCTTGTCCTGGTGCGTTGTCACCAGGAACAAAATGCCCTTGAAGAGCTTCTTCATGCCCTCGGCCATTAGGCGGCTGATCAGTTCAATGCGCCCCTGGCTGGCGCTGATGGTTGCCGCTACCGCTGCCTTGGTGCTGGACTGCAGCGCGTCAGCATTGAGCCCCATCGCGGCCTTGCTCATCCCGGTGCGGTCCTCGCGGATCTGGTCGATGTACTCCAGCATTGGAAACGCCGCCTGGCCAACAAAGGGAGAGCTGAAAGCCTGCACCATGCCTGGGGCTCGCATTCTGATGATGGCGCCAGTCTCGTTGTTTAGGACGTCATCAATGTTTACCTGGCCCTCGACGATAGCGGTCCTCGGATGGATGCTCTGCGCCAGGCTGTCCAGCGTATTGCGCAGGATCTCGCTCTTGATCTCCTGGATGTCGTGCGTGATGTCAAAGATGGACATCGCCTCAAGTGGGCTGGTGTGCGGCTCTGGATCGCAGGGAAAGTCCACGAACGGTATGTAACTCGCCGGCAGGTTGCGCACAACCTTGTAGCCGGCGCCCATGCAGCATATCTTGCGCAGCTCAGGAATACCGTCCTTGTCAAAGTCAATTCGCGTGTATGCCTCGATGTACAGCACCCGGCGCATCATCGGGTTGGCGCTCTCAATGTTGCTGCCGTAGCTGGTGCGTGGCTGGCGTGCTAGGTACTCCTGATTGGTGTCCAGGTCGGTGCTGGAGACGTTCTCTTCAATCTCGTCCTGCTCGTAGCCCATCGCCATCAGGTCCATCACTGTGGCCATCTGGCGGTGAGCAATGATTGAGCTGTCATCAAATGACCTGGCTCGACGATCAAGCAGCAGCTCCTCGGGCGGCACCGACATCACGCGCACCTTGCCATCCTTGATGACGCGCTTGATCTGGACGTCATGCAGCATCGGTTGTGGCGCCGGCATCCCTGTTGCCGGGTCCATCTGTGGCTGCGCCTGCATCTGCGCCATCGTTGGATCCGGGTAGCTCACAACAATATTGACGTCTGCCTCGGGCTCCTGCTGCAGGATCTGCAGCGTCTGGTCATCCAGTCCGCTGTACTCCTCAATGCGGACCGTCTCCTCCTCATCCCACCAGACCTTCATAATCCCGCACTTGCGCACCAGGGAGTCTTTGAAGGTGGCGTAGGTGGTGACAAAACCGTTGTTGTCAGAGTTGAAGACGTAGTTGCAGTAGTCGGTTGCCTGTTGCGCAGCCTTGACGTCCTCGGGACCCTGTGGCACAAACTCAACCACGTTCTCGGTGTTGAAGAAGATGCGCATCAGGCTGGGCATCATGGCGCTCACCGTATCGCGCACCTCCATCGCCACCACCTGGCTGCGCCCATCCTCCTCGTTCCCAAACAGGTCGCCGCGGTAATACTCCGTACCCTTGGCCCGAACTGGGCTCAGGTCGGTGTCGATGTAGCTTACAGCGTCCGTGATCTCCTGGACAATGATGCCCTGGAGCTCGTCAGAGTCCATTGTCTCCATCGCCTGGTCATCGGTGTTGGGCTTGGTTTCAATCATTTCGGTGGTCCTTTTCTCTTCTTGAGCACCAGCTGTAAGGCGTCAACCGCCCTGGGCGTGCGCACTAATTCTTCCTGTGGCAATTCTAAACTCTGCCCCAGGTCGCTCAAACAGTAGTCCATGCTCACCAGGTCAAACCTATCCGTCCAGCCGATGTAGCTGGACCACTCGCAGTAGTAGAGCCAGCTGCGCTCGTTAAACGCCCGGACGTGGGTCGGATCCTGCCAGGCGCCATAGCTCAGGTCATACGGCACCCGAATGTGCATCTCACCGTCCTCGGTGAGCAAATCCTTGCAATTGGTCATGCACTTGACTAGGTCGCTGACGTGCTCCAGGACGTCATTGGCAATGATTTGTTTGAATAGTCCTGGTCGAATGCAGATAAACCCAAAGCGACACTTGAAATGGCGCCCCCACTTAATATCGCAAACGTCCATCATCCAGTCGCACCTGACGCTGTCCTTAATATCAGCATTGACACAATCCTCGCGCCAATCCCTGCCAGACCCCAGATTAAGACTTAAACCACTCATCAAGATATTCTTGTCGGTTAGCCCTAAGCCAAGGCATTGATTCATCGGTCAATGCCTGAGCATCGGTGCCGATGGTATTGCTTCCGATGTGGTGGACGTAGCTGGCGCTGACAAAGTGCTCGTAACCACTTTGCGCCAGGTCCCGGCAGATGACGTCATCGCCAAAATAGTTAATCGGCGGGAACCGGCACTCGGAGAACGCCTGCTCGCTTAGGAACGCAAAGATGGGACTGATGGCCGGCGCCGGCCTGATGTACGCCTCATGCGTAAAACGCATACCGTTTAGCTGCTCACCCTCCTGGTTAAGGCGCACATTCTGCAGTGGCCTGATGGCGTCTGACCTGGCACCAACCAGGCCAACCTTGCGCCCCAGGGTATCCACAACGTCCACGTCATCCATCAGGATGCGGTAGCTGCTGGGAGTCAGCACAATGTCATCGTTGGTCACGATAACCCCCAGGTGGCCATCATCCAAAGCCCGGCTGATGACGTGGTTGTAGTCATCGCCAAAGTTATTTGGCTGACCAAAGATCAGCTTCGCCTTGCGGTAGTCCAAGCGCTCGAGCACGCTCTCGGATCCACGGATGTACACCTGCACCTGTGGTGCGTACTGCCGGATGGACTCCAGCAGTACAGGCAACCCCTTGCCGTTTACCGTCGAGATGACAATCGGAGTCACTCTTCTTTTGACGTATCAAGCTCGGTGTCCATCTCCTCACCGTCACCCTCGTTAGGTCCACCAGCAACCCAAGCATCACAAGTCCGACTGCCGGCGCACTTGAAGTCAAAGATCTCGCAGTAGCCCATGTCGCCAGCCTCAATCATTCCCCAGGGATCGCCCTCGCTGCCGATGCCGTTGGCAATGCAGTCTTCCATCTCGGGGCTCACGTTGAACGCTGAGCAGTTGCCGCACCTGCTGGACTTGGCGTCCTTGATGCTGGCGCTGCCCCATGCCTCGGCCTTCTTGCGCCAGAAGTCCTGATTCTTCTCTGCCGGGTTCATGGGACCATAGGCGGCAGTTGTAATCGCCTTAGCGCGATTCTTCAAGTTCACCTTAATGTCCTGCGTTGCCGCGGGACAGTTCTCTCCCTCTGGCTTGCCCGACATGATCAGCATCACTGCGTGCTTCATAGCGCCAGGGATCTGACGCCCCATGCTCATCTTCCCATTACCCATCCCATTACCCATCCCATTCATTGAGTCTTTCATTTCATCTTCCCCTTAACCTTCTGCGCCTCAGACAAAGCAATCGCAATCGCCTGGGGCCGGCTCTTCACCTTCATCCCCGAGCTGCTCTTGAGCTTGTCCACCTTGTACTCGTGCATGACTTTGCCAATCTTCTTGGCGGCAGCGTCCAACTTCTTCATTATGCGACCCTCGATAGGTTACGTTTCAGGCTCTGGCCCCACTTATTCCCCAGCTGGCTCCCATACATCGCAGTGCCAGCGTCACCTGCAAATGTAAGACAAAACGCATCTGCCTTGTCTGGACTGTTCAGCCCTCGCTTGCGAATCTCGTCCTTCCCCTCAATCTGAATCTTCCCGCTGCTGGTGAAGAAGTACCTGCAGGTGGCCAGCTCAGCCATCAGCACCTCATCCTTGGGCATCAGGCAGTCCCGCTTCTCCAGCCAAGCCTTGGCCTTGTGCCATAGCTCAGCCTTCAGATTCCTGTACGTCCCGCCCATCGCAGGGCTCTCTGAGACGTTTATCCCAATCGCCGGCAGCTTCAGCTCGCGCAGGCGGTCCACAACGCCAGCCCCCAACCCAATACTATCTACCATGATCTCATGCGGACGCTGGCTAGGTGGCAGCGCCTCCCACTCACCCACAACGGCACCAGTCAATTGCATCAGGTCCAGATTCTTCCACGTCTTAACAGGCTCCGTCACCGCATTCCCCTGGCGCTTGCACAACGCGCTCCTGTCACTCCCAAACCGCGCAACGTCTAACCCCCACACAACCCTCGCTGTTGCACTCACCGCAACATCCCGGTGCATCGCCAGCTCAATCAGCTCCATCGGGATCACCGTATCGTCATCGCCTCTCGGAAACTCTCCCAATACCCTGATCCGATACGCATTGCTCTCCTCGCCATACCTGGACTTCATCTCGTCCATGTAGGCATCGCTCACCCTCGGGCTGTCGGCGCAGCTCACCTTCATGGTGATCCAGTCCTCCTTGAGACGGTTGTGCGTATCAAAGAAAAATCCAGAGCTGCGCACCGGGTTCCCCAGGAGCAGCGTCACCGCCTGGTGGCCAGACATGGACCCGGCTGCAGCCTCAAACACCTGCTCCGGAATGCCACTCGCCTCGTCCGCAACCAGCATCACGTTCTCCGAGTGGACGCCCTGCAGCGCCTCGGGCTGCTCTGCTCTACTCGTCCTGGCGCTGATGAACGCCTCGGTCGGCGCCTCCTTTACCTCAATCCGGTCCTGCTTAACCTCGAGCTGGTCCTGCAAGCTCGCCGGTAATGCCTTAACCCAACGCTTTAATTCCGCAAACAAGGCGTCATAAAGCTGGCTACTCGTCGGTGCAGTAACCACAATCTTCACCGGGAAACGCAACATTAAATACCAGATAATCGCCCAGCTTGCGGCAGTTGATTTACCTACGCCATGACCACTACGTACCGATATTCTCCTATTGTTAGCCGCAATATGATT